TCCCCGTCGGCGAGATACTCGTCGAGGTGTGGGCCGACGGGCAGGTTCACCTCGCGTTCCGTGAAGAGCCTCACCACGGCTGGCCTAAGGGCGCATGGACGGTCCTCCCCGGATCGTTCCAGTAACCTACGACACGGACGGTACGCAATGAGTACACTACGCGGAGGAGTGATTATGGCATCGCTTGTTGACCGCCTCAGGCTGAACCGGAACGCCGTCGATTACTCGACCGCGGCGATCATGGAAGAAGCGGCGCGTGAGATCGAGCGCCTCCTTGATGAGTGTGATGCCTTGCGGCAGGCGAACCAGTACCTCGGGGTGTATACGCCCTCGACGGACTGGCCCGACGACGCCTGACCGTCATCATCCTGTAAACTAGAAGCCCATGCGAGTGTGTCTCGTAGCGGTCGCCGCCGCTACACTCACGGTCTCGGCGTGCGGGGCAGGAGCCTCCTTTCCGGTGTATCCCACAATACCCGAAGCCTCCGCTCCGCACGCCGGTCAACCTGCCGCAGAACCGTTCTCTGCTCCCCCTCAGAGGGCGCTAGATTCAGTTCTAAGGAGCGTTCAGCCTGATCCGGCCCGGTTGCCGCACACGATGCCTGATCCTCAGCCTCGACCGCCACAGCGTTCCGTCGTCGCGGCAGAGTTGCCGCCGCACCGATCGAGCGCCCCGGAATGGCGGTGCGACGAATGGGTCGAGACCGCGGTGGACGTCGGGTGGCCCGAGGAGCAACTCCCTAAACTCTCCTACGCGGTGTACCGGGAATCGCGGTGTGATCCGGGCGCGCAGAACACGGACGACCCGACCCGCATCGGTTCGCTGGGCCTCATCCAGATCAACGGGTTCTGGTGCCTGCCGTCACAGTATTGGCCGGAGGGCTGGCTTCAGACTCACGGCATCCTTCACGAGTGCGACGAGTTGTTCGACCCGGAAACGAACCTGCGCGCCGCGCTGGCGATCTGGGAGAACTCCGGTTGGGGACCGTGGAATCTCTAACGGTCGCCGAGGTCTGACTGGTTATCAGCCTTACACCGTGAGCACTTGATGAGCCACGGTGCGGTGACGATCTCAGCGAGGAGGCGTGAGCAGTTCGCGCACCGAACCTTGTGGCGGGTCTTGCGCTTTGACTCGGGCTTCGACCGAATCTCCGCGTACGGGTCCGGCGGGATACTCATGTCGCTTTCTGTACCCGGAAGTTCTGCGCGAAGATGACACGGTCCGCGGAGTCACGTTCGAGCGGGAACGGTGACTGAATCGCGGCGACACGGTGATAGCGGGTCGCGGTCAGCGTCTCGTTCAGGATGCCTTCGAGCGCGGTCCACACCGACAGCGCGAGCGTGTTCGCTGAGGAGTAGCCGGGTGCGCGGACGTTCACCTGAATCCTCGGTTGCTCGACTGGCGGCATAGCGTTGCCGCCCATCGTCGACACCGGCGTCTCACCGCCGTACTCGTACAGAGCGACGCAGGTGTCCGGCGTGTCGGGGAGACGTCCGAGGAACAGGTTCGTCCCGAGCGTTAGCGAACCGACCTGCGCGGCGACGTAAGTGCCGAGGTCGTCGAGCATTGCCATCAGCCAGTCCCCCTCGCCGCGATCACGTTGTAATGAGCGCGGATACGGTTCACGAGTTCCTGCGGGTACTTCGCCGTCTCAGCGAGGAACGGGAACTCCAGATACTTCGGTGAACCGCCCGGCGTGCCGGGTGCGGTTGGCCCGGTTCCTTTACGACCTGCGCTCTTGTTCCCGTCGCGTGCCGGGTGGAACAGGTCGAGTCTCTCATGCTGATACAGGGCGTACGGGGTGCCATACCTGATCTCGACTTCGGGGCTGGCGGTGCCGATGCCGCGTGTCTCGTAGGACATCGAACCTTTCAGGTCGCTGAGGTCGTCCGGAACCAACTCTTGCGAGGCGTCACCGATCTGGTTCGCGGCATCCCAAAGAGCGCGTCCCAGCGCGTACTGGACTGCTTCGCGGTTCGCTTCAAGCGCGTCAGCCAACTCCCGCAACCCGGTCACCCTGATCTCTGTGCCGCCCTTAGCCATCAGCCATCCCCTAACGACACGACGACGAACTGTTTCCCGTGCTCATCCCACCGTTCGTCGATCTCAATGATCGGACGAATCGACCCGTCAGGGAACTCAATCTCGTCACTCAACCCGAGCGACAGCGTTGACGACGGAATGTACGCCTTGTATTCGATGACCTTCTCGTTACGTTCGAGGTCGGCGTTCTCGGTGGTGACCTTCTCGATGTACGCGGCGTACGACGTCGCGGCACCCGAATACTGGGCCTCGCCGTAGTTGTTCAGCGACGACAAGACACGGATGTTCACCGACCGTGTCGTGAGCGGCTTCAGCGCCGTCAAGAACGCCGTCGACGCAGGCACCGTCAGTCCGCTCCCGGACCGAAGTACTGGACGCCGCGAATCGTCTGCGACCGTCCGCCGTCACGCACGTTCTCGAACTGGCCGGACGAGAACCAACCGCGGAAGATGTCGGAGTTCTCCTCGTCGATCTCCTTGTCCGAGATCGTGATGCCGCCCGCGTACGGAATCGGGACACCGCCCTCGCGACCGGAGAGTTCCTTCAGCGACGACGCCTGCTCGCGGTACGCCTTCGCTCGCTGACTCATCGAGACCGACAGGTCACCGATCTGCTTGTCGGCTTCGCGTGCGAGTTTCGACGCGATCGTCAGACAGCACCGGTAGGCGGCGTCGTACAGCGCGGTCGTGCCGGTAGACGTCCCCGATGCTTCGGTGTTGACCCATGCGATCTCCTCATCGGAGAGCAACTGGTCGGTCGTGTCGGTGTCACCGATCAAGAACCGGATCGCGTCACGAGCGTTCGCGGCAGGGTCACCGGCGTAGGTCCAAGTCACGAGATGCTCCCGTCATACGACACGACCTCAGAGCCGGATAGCCCGACTCCTGCGGCGGTGTTCTCCCACCGCGAGTTCCCGGCATCCCAGTAGAGACGGTCACCGTCCTGAAGGTTCGACAGGTAGACATCCTCGGTCTCGGTGAGTTTCGCGCCCCATGTCGGACGAACGACGAGCGTGCCGTTCGACTTCGAGTTGACCGCGAGCGCGACCGTGACGATGTTGTTGGGCGCGGACGGCGCGGTCGCAGTCAACGCGCCTGCCGTCGTCGACGACGCGAACAGGATGTCGCCCGCCGAGTAGCCGCTCGTGTCGACGCTCATCAGTTTGCCGAAGTGGAGGACATGGAAGAAGTCGCCGACCTCGGCATCCTTCGCGGCGAGTCCGAGGATGCGCTTCGAGTCATAGGTGCCGTCAGCGGTGAACGGACGGACGAGGATGTGACCGGACGCGCCTTCGGTGCCGTACGCGTAGACCACCTGCCCGCGTGTCACAGCGGCGTCTGCCTTGACGTAGTAGTAGACCTCCTGCCCGATGTGCGCCTCGACAGGGACGTTCGACCCGTTCGACAGGTACAAGTGGACGGTCTCATAGGTTTCGTCCCACGCCATCTGGCCGACGTCGGAGATCGGCTCATTGTTGGCGACGTCCATTCTGATCTTGCGAGTCTCTAACTCGCCGACCAGCCCGATGTCCTTAGTGATGCGGTTGCCTTGTGCCATCTATCTGTCTCCGAGAATGACGAAGGTCGGGACCGGGACCGTGGTGGACCCGATCCCGACCTCAGCCGGTAGTTCAGTTGCTAGGTCAGGCGACCGCGTTGCTGAAGAAGTAGCCGAGCGGCGAACCGACGACCTTGAAGTCCCACGCGGACTCGATCTCCAGACGATCCGAACGGAGGTGATCCATCCGGAAGCGGCTGACAGCGGTGCTCGTGCCGAGACCGCCACCAACGCCGGTCCACACGAAGTTGTAACCGGCGGACGCGGTCATCAGACCGGCCTGCGGAGCGACGTAGCAGAGGAGCGCATCCTTGTCGCCGATCTGAGCGTACGACGCGGTCGCACCCTCAGCGGCGGAGTTGTAGACGCCCTTCATCACGAGGACACGGTCGACTTCGAGCAGGCGAGCCATCAACTCCGGCCCGATGCTGTCGGCGCTCGTGTACTTGAAGCGGTCGACGAAGTCGGCGTGGTTCTTCAGGATGCTGTAGGTGTTGTACGACAGCACGAGGGTGTTGGCGAGGTAGCCGGTGTCGGAGAGAATCGTGTTCTTTCCGGCCTCGATGTCGCCGATCGGGTCCGACCCGGACGCCGACCACAAGGTCGACGGGGTGGAGTCGGTGTCCCACACGCCGGTGGTGAAGAAGTTCGACGCCCAGTCGCGCTCCTGACGAATCATCATCTGGTGCGTGAGGAACCGGGTGGCGTCCATGTCGGGATCGAGCGGGGCGTCGCTGTTCGCGCGAACCTGATCGCCGATGTCCTTGTGGAGCGCCCACACCGCCGACGAGTACGTCGCGGTGGAGAGGCCGTAGCCGGAACCGGCGGACTCGGTGCCGTCGGCGCGGGTCTTGGCCTGATCGCGATAGAAGTCAGCCTGCGTGTAGGTGAAGTACTTGTCCGACTGCTTCTGGACGTTGACGGTGGGGAACACTCGCGAAGCGACGAACGAGTCCATCTCGTTCATGTACGCGATGGTCATGTTCGTCAGGATCGCGTCAACATGGACCTGACTCTGAGTGGGCTGGGGCATTGTTCTGTCCTCTTTCTTGGGTCAGGCTCAGGCGGCGCGGCCAGCGGTCGCGTTGATGAAGGCTTCGACGGTGTTACCAGCGGCGGCGGCGTTCACCGCGATGCCCATCGTGTACACGGTCGTCTCGGTCCCGACGGTGAGCGGCTGGGCCTGCCCGTCGGCGGAGGTGCCGATGACATCCCCGGCGGCGAGCGTCGCGTCAGCAACGACCTTCGAGATACCGAACAGGCAGACCTCGGCGGCTTGGCCGGAGGTCGGAGCGTTCTGGAGAACGCCGATCGGGACGTCGGTGACGGCGGCGCACACCGTCACGGTGTTGTTGCCCGACATCTTGACGAAGTGGTACTGCTTGGCCGACAGGTCCGCCGAAGCGGTGAACTGGCCGACCTTGATCTGTGCGGCTTCGTAGGCCATGACTCAGAGTCCCTTCTCGATGAGGTAGGTGTTGTAGAGGTCCTTGTCGCGGGTTGCGACGAGGCTGACAGCCTTCGCGAACGACGGAGCCTCGCCAGCGGCGACGAGGTCGTTAGCGAGCGACTCGATCTTGCCCCACGCATCGTGGGTCTCCTCGGCGGCGTCAGCACCGAGTTCCTTCAGGACACCGGCCTCGGCGAGCGCACGGGCGGAAGCCTTGAGGACCGACTCGATCTTCTCAGCGGCCTCGGGCGCGTTCTTGCGGAGGTCGACGAGCAGAGCGCCGAACTCATTGACGTCCACTTCGGGCAGGATCGCGAACTCGCCAGCGGTCTCAACCGCCTTCGCGAGATCGGCCTCAGCCTCGATGCGCTCCTTCTCGGCGCGCATAGCGGACAACTCCTTGCGGAGGTCGGTCAGTTCCTTGCGGAGTTCGGCGTCCGGGCCAGCGACGGAAGCGGCGACCGGGGTCGGCTCCTCGGCGACGGCCTCCTCGACGACGGTCTCCTCGGTCACATCGAGTTCCATCTCGGGATTCTCTCCTTCGTCAGTTTCGGCGTCGCTGTCAGCGGCGCTCTTGATGACCAGCCATCCCTCATGGAGATGCGCCGGGTGGTCGACACCGGAGGTTTCCCGGATGTCCAACTCGGCGAGTTTGGTGCTGACAGCCATCAGGCGGACACTCTACGGAATGTCGCTACTGCCGCGTTGTAGGTCATCGCTTCGGGTCCGCGTATCGGCGCAGGTTCTCGATCACGCGGAGCAACTCAGTCTCCTCCTCCTGCCCTCTTGCGACGACCCGCTGAAGATAGGAGACCGCGATCGCCGCGTCCCGTTTGGTCAATACTGATCTTCCCATCCTCGACTCCGATCTCGAACAGTTCCGTTACGTCAACGACCATCGCCTTCGGAACGTGAAGCACGCTGTCGATGAACCCTTCTTGTGACAGCGACTGAGCGATGGAAACGTGCCGCGGTTTCCTGCCTTCCTTCCGTTTGAGGAGCAGGCCGACGGTCACGATCTCGTACGGGTCGCGGTCGTGGGGGCCACGGATACTAGCCCACCCCGAGACGTCGGCGTGCGCGTCCAGCCATCGGACTACTGCGACTTTCATCAGTCGTAATCTTCTTCGAGGAAGCCGAGTCGACGAGCGAGTTCTTCAAGCGCCTCATTATCGGGTATGCGTTCCGTGATGAGCCGGTCGAGGTGGCCGTTAGCGGCACCGGAAATCTCCCAACCCATCAGCGCGGCGACGTCTGGATCGAGCACGAAGGACATCACTTCATGCTCACCGTCGTCGTCCGTTGTGACGAACCGTAGGTAGCAGGCGTTGCCGACGCCGTCCTCGGTGACGACAGTCATCATGTCTACGGCGTAAGCCTGAACGGGGATCGCTTCTTGGAGGTCGACCCAGCGATCACTCATCCGGGGGAGCGTAGTCCGTCCCCCGCCAGCGGGCATGTCCCTCCCTGATCGGGACGAGTTCGAGGTGGAAGTCACCGTCACCCGGCATGTAATCAACGACGGCGATGCCCTGTTGCCAGTCCTCGTGCCGGACGATCGGCCTGCCGTCGAGGTCGGTGCCGCCCTTCACGGAGGGGACTGCGCCGTCGATACGGGCGAGGCAACCGGGCGAGGCGGCGAGAATGGTGCGCGGACCGTCGTGGTCCTCGCGGGTCATCTCCGCCCACTCGCGTCGATGGATGTGGCCGTAGAGGACGCTGACCTTCTCTCGGGCGAGGTACTTCGAGGCTGTCGACCCGGATGAGTTCACCTTGTCGCCGTGGATGACACGGAGGCGGTCGTTGATCCAGAACATCGCCGCGGGGTATCCGGGTAGATACGTCACGCCGTACTCGTCGAACCGGCAGAGGTGCGGCACCGAGAGCACCGGCCATGACTCCGGAGTGTTGCCTTGACGGAGGCCGAAGGCGGCGGCGGCGTTCGTCGCGATCGAGCGCGGCAGGCGCTCCTCATGGTTCCCGGCGATCCAGACGATGCGGCAGTCCGGTCCGACTGCGTCACGGAGGCGGGCGGCGAACACGGTCGCCCAGTCGATCGTCGCCTGCGTCGTCCGCTGATAGGGCGCGGTCGTCAGGTACTTGCCGAACTCCGGGAGATCGAGGTTGTCGCCTACGAGAACGACGACGTCCGGTCGGGCGTCGCGGGTGATGGCGAGCGCGGTGTCGATCGCGGTCTCGTCGTGGGTTGCTTCGAGGCTGTCGTCGGCGAGCCGGAAGTACCCGGCCTGAATGTCCGGCAGGACGACTGCTGTCTGCCAGTCGGACTTCTTCTCGGAGCGTGGTTTCCGCGTCGGGAGTTTCACCGCCGGTCCCGGCTGGATGACGGGCCATTCCGGACCGGTCTCCCACTTGGGGGAGAGTTGGACAGCGGTCAGGTCATGTATCTCTGCTTCGCCGTCCTCGTTCTTCGTAAGTGACTGGTACAGCGAGACGCGCTTGACCTGTCCGACTTCATCGAGGTCGATCCCGTTCCGTTCGAGCAGGTCGGCGATCTTGCCGAGCGCTTCGCGCCGTGCGCCCGGTGTCCGCGTCGCTTCATCAACGATCCGGTCGGCGAGGCTCACTCCTCAACCTCGACAGGTTTAGGCAGGCACGCGACCGAGCAGACGAGTCCACCGTCCGGAGTGCCGACGAGCATCCCTCGTCCGACGGTGCGCCCACAGCCGCAGGTGAACCGTGCGCCGTAGGAGCCGACGAACATGATGCGGGGCGGACCGGCGGGTTGAGTTACCTTTCGCATCCACACCTCCCGTAGACATGCGTCTGGACGGTGTACGCGGTCATCTTGTGGCCTTCCGCGTCGAGCGCTCGATGGATCGCGGTTGCTGTGATGCCGTTCCGTGCCTGCGGGTGGATGCCCTTCTTGTCGGCGGCTCGCACCTCGTCGATGGCGGCGGCGAGCGCGGTGGCGTCCAGTTCCGGGAGCGTGTCCAACAGTCGACCGATGGCGCATCCCCGCTGACGCTTGACCATCTCCCCCGCGAGCCTGTCTGCTAATGCCATGTTTCCTCCCGTGTGGTGCTTGGCGTGTCGGCAGGGTATCACACCGGGCGGCGGCTTCTCCTGTAACGGGTCGGGTTACGGGCCGCTAACGCGAACTGCTTCCCGTAAGAGTTGCTTTCTCTGTGCGGGCGCGCTAAAGTGACTGCCGTGGGATACATCAACCAGCGAAAGGAGACCCACATGGACAGCACCTCAACACCTGAGATCACGGTCACGATCAGCGACGCCGCGCTCTCCGAGTTGGAACCCGGATTCGTCGACGCCGAAGGAGCCTACGACTCCGACGACCCGGCGCTCGCACGGCTCGCCCCCGTCGTCGACGCTGTCCTTTCCGGCAGATGGACGAAGCGCGGCACGGTTGTCACGCTCCGCGGGAGCGCGATGATCGAGGCAATGGCGAAAGAAGCGGAGTACCGCGCCGAGTGGCTCAACGATCTTGCCTACGAACTCGGTGGCGGGGAGGCGCTCGGCATCCGCGGCACGGCACGCGGTATCGGTAACCTCGCCGCGAAGTGCCGCGCCGCGCTCCAGCCGACGGAGGTGAAGTGATGACGCACCGGAAGTTCCGCGAGATCGAGATCATCGACCTGAAGCCGGGGATGCGTTACCGCCGGTTCCCGAGCCGAGACTGGCAGACCGTCGACACCGTTGAGTTCAGCGCCTGCGAGAACAGGGTCACCGTCCGCGACGTCGAGGGCGGCTGGTGCTCAGGCGGTTCAGGAACACTCGTCTACATCAAGGAGGTGGTGTCGTGAGCGGCGAGCGTCTCCCCGAGTGGAGGTACGTCGTCCGCCGGACGGTCGTCTCCGCGATCCTCGTCGCCCTCGCCGGTCTCGCGATCGTCGCCCTGCTCAACTGGCTCGGCGTGGATGCCTGCGCTGAGGACTTCGGATGTCTGCCGGTGACGCGATGAGCGGGCATAACCGACCGACCATCGCGGACCTCCGCCGCGACCTCCGCGACTTCGAGGAGTTGCGCGAGGTTCACGCGACCGAGGAACTCGCCGGGATCATCATCGGTCTCCGGCTCGCGACCGGCGAGTACGGACGAACCGGCATCCCGCTCGCCGTCTCGTCATACTTTCAGATTCTGGCGGAGGTCCGGAACGGGACCTACGATCCGGACGAGTACGGACTCGTCGACGAGGAGGAGGACTACTGATGGCTTGGCACGGCTGTTTCCATTGTGCGATCCGTTACGTCAACTACGAGGGTCGGCTCTGTGACCGGTGCGCCGAGTCGTGGGGCGCGCGTTCAGTTGAGACGGTGAACTCCCGGAAGGGATACCAGTATCGACTGTTCGCGCGCGGACC